TCAATCAAGCCACAGGGCATCGACACCAGCTTCTTGGTTGCCACATTGACAGCGGCAATACAGGAACTCAAAGCATTGGTAGACACACAAGCATCTACCATCACAGCCCTGACAGCACGAATTGAAGCACTGGAGACAAAATGAACGAAGTAAAACTCTCAACCCAACTGGTAAATGCCATCCTGCAATACCTTGGAACACGCCCATACACGGAAGTGTTTCAGGTCATAGAGGCTATTCAAAAGGAAGCCAAAGAACAGGCAAAACCAGAAGTCCAAGCGGAGTGATGACATGGAAGGGGTTCATGAATTAGCCACGGAAACTGACAAGCGTCTGAGCGTCCACGAGGCTGTTTGCGCAAGTCGTTACGAAGGTATTCAAGCGCGTTTTGATGACGGCTCCAAGCGCATGAACAGGATTGAGTACCTGTTGTATGGGGTGATTGTCTGCGTGCTGTTTGGCCCCGGCGTTGCCGCTGACTTTGTCAAAAAGGTGCTTGGCTTATGAATTGGGCAGACGTTCTCAAAGCCGTCATTCCTGTCATTGTTGCCTCCCTTGCGTGGCTTTTGGGGCAGGTGTCTGATTTTTCCGTGCGCCTCACCAAGATTGAAGGCGCTATGCCTGCGCTTATCACCAAAGAGGGCGTTCCAACCGACTCTCCAATCTCTGCCGAGCGTCGTCACTTGATGAAGGAAGAGATATACAGAGACATTCATCAACTTCAAGTTAAGGTTCAGTTGCTTGAAGAGCGAGAAAAAATGGTGAAAAAATGATTCCAATCGTTGCCTCCCTCCTAACGACCCTTGCTTCAAACGGCTTGGGTCTTTTGTCATCTGCTATCCAAGCAAAGGGCAAGGAAGTGGTCGAGAACACCCTTGGAGTCAAGATTCCTGACGCCCCTACCCCTGAAGACGTTTCCAAATTGCGCCAGCTTCAGTTTGAGCATGAAGAGCGCTTGCTTGAATTGGGTATTGAAAAAGCCAAGATGGAGTTAGCTGAACTTCAATTATTTGCAGATGCCGCTAAAAACGACGCAGACAACATTACAGACCGCTGGAAATCAGACATGGGGTCAGACTCTTGGTTGTCCAAGAATATCCGTCCTATGAGCCTTATAGCCATTTTTGCGGGGTATTTCCTGTTTGCCATGATGTCAGCCTTTGGATACAACGCAAACGAGTCCTACGTCACTTTGCTGGGGAATTGGGGTCAGTTGATTATGGGGGCCTATTTTGCGGGTCGAACCATAGAGAAGCTGGCAGACATCAGGAGCGAAAAGAAATGAGCCTGAGCCAAGAACAAGCCGCGTTCTTGCTGGATGCCTGCAAACTCATCCAGTACGCCACGGAACAAGGCTTTGTGGTTACTGGCGGGGAACTTGCCCGCACCCCTGAGCAACAGGCTATTTACTTCAAAACTGGTCGTTCCAAGACCATGAATTCCATCCACCTCAAACGCTGTGCCATCGACTTGAACTTCTTCAAGGATGGGCAGATAATATGGGACAAGGGCATCCTTGCGCCGCTGGGTGCTTATTGGGAAACTTTGAACCCCAAAAACCGCTGGGGAGGCAACTTTAAATCATTGGTGGATTGTCCACATTTTGAACGAAACGTGGGGTAAATATGGCAACCGCATCGGTAATGACTTACGACTCTTTGGTCGAAAACATTCAGTCTTACCTAGACCGTACTGATGACGACACGCTTGCCAAAATTCCGCTGTTCATCATGCTGGCGGAGCAGATTATTGCCAGCCAAATCAAGTTCCTTGGCAACTTGACGGTGCAGACCTCAAACATGGTGATTGGTCAACCTATCATCGACAAACCTGCTCGTTGGCACAAGACGGTCTCCATGAACGTCACCGTAGGCGGTCAAAAACAGCCTGTATTGCTTCGTAAGTACGAATACCTGCGTGAGTATGCTCCAGACGCTACAGTGACTGGTGCGCCAGAATATTACGGGGATTACGACTACACCCATTGGTTGGTGGCTCCGTCTCCTGCCTTGGCGTATGAATTTGAGGTTCTCTACTACGAGCGGCTCCAACCGCTTGATTCTTCCAACCAAACCAATTGGTTCACCATCTACGCCCCACAGGCATTGTTGTATGGGTCTTTGTTGCAGGCTATGCCATACGTCAAGAACGATGAGCGTATGCCTATGTGGCAACAGAATTACGACCTCATCATCCAAACCCTGAAGGCTGAGGATGTACAGCGTATTGGTGACCGTCAAGCAACTGTATTGGATACCTGATTATGAGTTTCAACTCCCCCTTCACAGGCAACGTCGTTCAACCGACGGACGTCTCGTATCGCCGCATCATCCTGACGACTGACTTGCAGTTGGAATGGCCTATCAACGGCACAACCACTGACGACGCCGCCGCCCGCATCATGGAGGTGTCAACTACCACCACCGCAAACGAGTTGTGGATGCCCCCTGCCAATCAAGCATCGGTTGGTCAAGACGCCCTGATTCGCAACGTCGGTTCTGTTTCTGTGACCGTCAAAGACTACACGGGCGCAAACACCATTGTGACGATTGCCGCAGGCGAAGCACAGTACATCTACATCGTTACAAATGCTACGACCGCAGGTACTTGGGGCATCATTGCTTTTGGTATTGGCTCTTCTGGCGCTGACGCCGCAACCCTTGCTGGGTATGGCTTGATTGCCATCGGTCAGACGCTGAACCAGTCCCAGCCCGTCACCAACTTCTCGTCCAACTACACAGCGGTGTTTTCAGACCTTGCCAACGCTTATGTGTGGACAGGTGGCGCAGGCACGTTGACGTTGGATTCTGCTACCACCTTGGGTAACTCTTGGTTCATGCTGTTGCGTAACGCTGGCACAGGCTCCCTGACAGTTACAGGAACTGGCGGACAACTCATCAATGGCTCGGCGTCCATCATCTTCCAGCCGACCGACTCAGCCATCATTGTCTGCTCTGGCACAACCTTCTACACCGTTGGTTTGGGCAAGAACACGCAGTTTGCCTTCACCCAATTGACCAAGGCTGTAACCACTGGAACCTACACCCTAACCGCCGCAGAGGCATCAAACGTGGTGCAGAAGTACACAGGAACCTTGACAGGCAACGTCACCATCATCGTGCCTCCAACGGTGCAGGTGTATTACGTTCAGAACGCCACGGTGGGTGGTGCATCAAATTACACCGTCACGTTATCCACAGGCTTGGGTGGTTCGACTGCAACGATTGGCTCAAACCAACAATCAACGCTAATTTGCGACTCTGTGAACTTGGTGAACGCCAATACTGTGTTGGCGGGTTCTACAGCCATCTCGCTGATTGATGGAACGGTAGGTTCTCCAGCCTTGAACTTTGCCAACGAGACTTCGACTGGCGTGTATCGCGCCGCTTCAGGTGAGTTCAACACCGCTATCTTGGGTGTGTTGCGCTCGACGCTTTCAGCGACTGGGTTGGCAATTGTTGGAACAGGAAACTTTACGGGTGGAATTTCTGGCGGAGCGTTCTATTGGTCAAGAAGGTTTTTACTATCGACACGTTGCCCGGAGTCCAGCGCGACGGCACGATATTCGATATGAACTTCTACACAGACGCACTTTGGGTGCGTTTTCAACGTGGGCGTCCTCGTAAGATTGGTGGCTATCGCGCCATCACCAGTGACGCCAAGGGATACTCTCGTGGCATCTACGTCAACTCCGTAGACGGAAACAACCAAGTCTTCAACGGCTACAACAACGGTCTTGAGGTTGTCAACATCGACAACAACGGTATTGGCTCTGGGATTCAGCAAATCAATTTTGGTTCCAAGATTTTGACGTTGGGGACGATTACGCCCGGTGCGGCGTACACCAACGGAACCTACGCAGGCGTTGCCCTGACTGGTGGTACAGGCTCTGGAGCAATAGCCACCATTGTGGTTGCGGGCAACATCGTCATCACTGTGACCATCACCAACGGCGGCAACTACTACAACGTAGGCGACGTCTTGAGCGCACCAGCGGCAAGCATTGGCGGAACTGGTTCAGGCTTTTCCGTGCTTGTGGCAACCGTCAATGGCTCATTCATTCCAAGCGATTTGAACCTGTGGCAGTTTGACTCCATGTTTGATTCGCAGGGAAGCAACAACCAATTGTTGATTGCTCACGCTGGTCAAAACCTTGCGCAGATTGATGCTATTGTGAACACCATTGTGTTTGCTGGCGACATCAGCGGAACCAATATGTCTCCTTTGGCTGACACTTCAGGCTCATCCCCAACAGGTGACCTCATCGAAGTCTCTGGTGGTGTGGTGGTGCTTCACCCTTACGTCTTCGTCTATGGTGACAACGGTCTTATCAAGAATTGTGTAGCAGGAAATCCCTACAACTGGAACGGCGCAGACGCCAACGAGACCAACGTATCCTCCACCAAAATTGTCAAGGGTTTGCCAGTGCGTGGTGGTTCAAACGCTCCATCTGGTTTGTTTTGGTCGTTGGATTCGTTGATTCGTGTCAGCTACACACCTACCACTGTGACGGTTGCAGGCTCGCCCCAAACCTTCTACTGGCGCTATGACATCATCTCAAGCCAATCGTCAATCATGTCAAGCCAATGCGTGATTGAGTACGACGGCATTTATTATTGGATTGGTGTTGACCGTTTCTTGCTGTACAACGGTGTCGTCAAGGAAATTAAAAATACGTTCAATCAAAACTACTTTTTTGACAACTTGAACTATCAACAGCGCCAAAAGGTGTTTGCCAATAAGGTTCCTCGCTTTGGCGAAATCTGGTGGTTCTTCCCTTCTGGTGACAGTGAAGAGTGCAACGACTGCATCATCTACAACATTCGCGAAGACTGCTGGTATGACGCTGGCGGTGCTTTAGGCGCATACAGAACTGCTGGATTCTTTTCGCAAGTATTCCATTACCCTATCAACGCTGGTGCTGAAAAGAGTGTGCTGACCGAGGTGTTTGCAACTACCGCCACCACTGTAAACGGTAGCGCTAACATTGAAATCCCAAACACCAATTTGGTGTTGTTAGGTCAACAAGTCATTGGTGCGGGTATCACAGACATCTCGGTTGTGATTGCAATTGCACCAAGCGCAACACCCAACTATTTCACCATTACGTTAGACAACCCCGCCACGGCGTCTGCAACCGTTCCTGTGACGTTCAATACGACCGCAGGCAGGGTTACCCTGTGGCAACACGAGATTGGAACTGACGAGGTGATTTTTGAATCATCTAACGCAATTGACAGCTATTTTGAGACTAGCGACTTGGGGTTTGTTGCTGGTGGGCCTGCCCAGACATCTCCAGTAGGCGAGAACTTCTGGGTCAATTTGGAGCGCGTCGAACCTGATTTCATCCAAGAAGGCGAGATGACACTGCAAATTACAGGTCGACCCTACGCTCAGTCTTCAGACGTTACCTCGCAAGAGTATCCGTTTGCCCCCAACATAGGCAAAATTGATATGCGTCAGCAACGGCGAGAAATTCGTTTGCGTTTTAGAAGCAACGTAAGTGGTGGTAACTACCAAATGGGTAAGGTGCTGTTGAGCGTTACGCTTGGCGACGTCAGACCATTCGGAAACTAATATGGCTATTGCAGTCGTATACGACCCTCGGTATCACACATGGGACTCTTGGACGAGTTTGATGTGCGAGGCGTATGCGGCGCAACAGCTATCAGCAAACACTCCCGAAGAGGAGTGGAAGCAATGGGCGGCAGGTTTAAAGGCTATCGACGTTTTTACGAACGAGGGTATCCCCGGCCCCTATATCTATGAGAACTGGCAGGACTGGGCATCAGCACTGGTCGGAGCAGTCAATCAACCTACACAGGAAACGGCAACATGAACTTCTTGGAAATCTTTAACTATGTGGCAAAGGTCGCTCGACCCGCCCACGCCGCCATCGCCAAAGCGACTTCAATGGAAGACACCTTTCAAGACATTGGACTTGACAGCCTTGATGGGCTGGTCATGCTGATGTACTTTGATGAACTCTACGGGATTGCTGACGAAGTGAGCAAAGAGTGGACGCCTGCGTCTGTGCAGGAATTGCATGACCTCGTGATGGCAAGCAAAACCAAAGAGCCAGTCTCTATGGAAGAAGTTGCCGAGGTGTGCAAATGATTTATCTGACGCACTACCGCACCGCATCAACCGAGAATGTCGAACTCTTTGACGACATCATCTATCCACAAAAGGTGAACTGGTTCCCAGACACCTACAACCGAGCCAAGTCTGGTTTGGTCTACGTTCCCCACAAACTGGCGGAAAAGGTGCTTGACCCTGAGTTGGTGACGCACCTGCGCGAGAACCCTGTCGGTAAGACGGCGTTCATCCTTGCTGGTGGTAACGCACATTTTGCTGGCATTGGTCAGAGAGCCTATGACTCTCGCCTGACCTACACCTACAAGTTCCTGCCATTCACGTTGACGCAGGTCTATGCGGGTCGCATTGCTCAGTCGTTTGGAGACATGGACATGGTCACCACCGATGCCAGCGCCTGCGCTTCAAGCCTCAAGGTGATGATGGATGTGCAAAACCTCATCCAGTTCTACGACTACGACCGCGTCATTGTCCTGACGGTTGAGGACGGCGTCTCCAACGCGGTGCTTGAGTTCTTTGGCGACTCCAAGGCTGTGCTGACCGAAAAGCAAGAGCAAGAAGGCATAAAGCCATCCGCTTTCGATTCGACCAACTTTGGCTTTCGCGTAGGGCAGGGCGCGGCTTTGGCGGTGTTTGAGTCTCGCGGGGCGGTTGCTTCTCAGCAAATCAAGCCCCATGCCCGTCTGGTAGGGGCGTACAGCGCCTCAGAACGCTCTACAAACGCAATTGGGCAGTGTGAGGATGGTGAGGGCTTCATCAAGGCTATAGAAGGCGCAATGCACTATGGCAATATTTCCCCTGATGAGATTAAAATAGTCAAAACCCACGGCACTGGAACTGCGTCCAACAACAAGGCTGAAAAGAACGCCTTGACCCAAACGCTAAAAGCATTCGTTGCAACCTCGTATAAACAAAAGATTGGTCATACGATGGGTAGCAGTGGACTGCTTGAGACACTTTTACTTTTGAATGACATCAAGTTTGGGGTTGTTCCAGCGATTGAAAACCGAACTGAAACCGATTCGGTATTCCTTTCGGAATCGACAACACCACCTGATGGTCTGATAATGAGTCTGGCGGCTGGGATGGGAAACATCTATTCCGCCGCAATTTTTAAGGGGATGTGATGCTGGTCGATAGCAAAAAGAAGCAACTGAGTCAGGAAGCAATCGTAATGATTGCGGCTCAGGAGACCAAGTCTCCACATCCTGCGTCCACAATTTATGCGGCGCTTGTGCAAGAGATGAATATGGAAGGCACGTCCATCGTGCGCGACGGCAACACCCTTTTCATCATTCACAACGCCGAAGGTCGTGTTGGTGTGTTCCGCGCACTTAACGCAGACACCGCCCGCAATTACTTAGAAAACTCATATGCCTTCATTCAAGCGGCATACAAGATGGGTTTTGATGTGTTGGTTAGCGAGTTTGAAGACCCAACAATTATGAACATTTTTAAGGCTATATCTCGCAACCCTCCGCAAGAAGGCATGGGGTATCGTGCCGAAAAAACCAACAACGGTTTTCGCGTGACGGTCAAGTTAGGGCCAAAGCGGGCTGAAAGGGAATAACATGAGTGCAGTAGTTAGCGCGGTTACCAGTGTTGTCAATACTGTTGTTGACGCTGTCGGTGACGTCGTCGAAGCTGTTGGTGACGTTGTTGAGAAAGTCGTTGATAAGGTTGGCGATACAGTTCAAGCGGTTATTAATGACCCACTTCCAACACTGCTGTCTGTTGCTGGTAGTTTTGTAGGTATTCCCCCAGCCGTCACGATGGCGGCAGTTACTGCGGCGCGAGGCGGTGACCTTGAGGACATTGTTCTTTCGGCTGGTACTGCGTACTTTGCTCCACAAGTAGGTAGCGCAATCTCTTCTACTGTGTCTTCTTCATTTATTGAAGCAGGATTTAACGAGACATTTTCACAGGTTGCCAGCAATTCAATCAGTAAAGGATTGGTCAACGGAACAATTGCAGAAATTAAAGGCGGAAGTTTTGACGACGGTTTTGCGGGTGGTTTTACTGGCGGTATGGTTTCTGGTGGCGTAAGTGAAGTTGCTAGTTATGTCAAAGACGACGTCATTGAATTGGCTCAGGAAAGCGGGCTAGATTTAAAACAATCAACCGCTCTTTATAACGCAGGCACGCGGGCTTTCTCTGCTGGCGTTACGTCGGAAGTCACTGGTCGAGGCGACTTTGCTACATCATTTACAAACAGCGCTGTTGGCTCTGGTGTTGACTATGGCGCTCGCTCTCTAAACCAAACAATTGATGAGCAGTTCAAAACCGCCGCAACTGATTGGAATGAGAAAGACAAAGAAGGTAAGCCAATTGACGTGGCAACCGTTGGTGCAGGCATACCTAACAGCGTGGTATCTGAGGTTCAATTGTCTGATATTGGCGTGGACAATGACGCAGGCACATTTGACGTTGCAAACGTATTGAATGAATCTGACGAAACAAAAGACGTCAACAATGCATCCTCTTCCTACACTGGCGAAAAAGTCGTATCTGATATTCCTGTCTTGCCAGATGCCGAATTGGCTCAAGCACCTCAAGGCGAGACTATTGATAACTTTTCTGAGTTGGCTGACATTGAGCAAATGTTTGAACAAAAGCCAAATCTTTTGCAGGCAAGCAACGAATTGCCTGAAAGCGTTATTGATATTTCTCAAGAAGTTCCAGAAGAAAATATTAGCGCCGCAGAGCCAAAAGGCGCGTTGGCTTCTATGTCTGAGAATGCTCCTTCTATTGACTTGTCAGCTATTGGAGAAGAGGCTCCAGCGGTTACCGCTCCCCCAGTAATTGCTGAGGCTCCTGTATCTAATGATTTATTGACGTCGGGATTAAAGCCAACTGAGACACCTGTTGGCGGGCTGAATGCAATGGCTGAAAAAACGCCTGAGCAAAAGATGGCTGAGGCTCAAGGCTTAAAAGTAACTGACATCACCAAGCCCTTGGTTGCGACCGCTGGCAATATTTTGAAATCAACATTGAGGCAGGGTACAAAGCCTGCTCCTCGCCCTGTCCCACGTCCCGCTCCTCGCCCTACTGGCGGTTTGCAGTCGGCTAAAGCAACAAGGACACCTCCACCTCAAAGAATGGACGTGTCTAAACTCATTCCAATTCAACGAGCCGAACCACTACAAACAGCCAAGTTGCCGCCTTCCGCGCCGCCACAACGACTGGGTAAAGACGCAAAGTTGACTCCAATTCAGAACATTGCAGGATTGACTTCGCAAGTTAAGAAGACAGGATAAGACATGGCTATTCTAAAAAAACGCACCTCAAATAGACAAATCCCTGAAGCAAGGGCGCTTAACCGCGCACCGTTGAGTAGCGTCATTCAAGGCGTGAATAAAGCGCCGTCTATCTCTAGCGGCTCATCGACCTCTGGTGGTTCGTCTAATATTACGTCTGGTGGCTCAAGCCCATCTATCACAACGCCAACAGGCGCACCACAAACAAGTTTGACGTCAACTACTGGCTCCAAGCCTGCCGTAACCAACACCACATCAAAGACGCCCACGAGCATTACCACGTCGCCGTCAACAGTACCCAAACAAACGGTTAAGCCAAAAACAACCAACCCAAACTCAACCACCAGTAAAGTGGTGAACGCCCTTACGGGCGCGGCACTGGGCGCTGGTACAAAGTTGCTGGTTGATAAGTTCAGTTCTAAGCCAAATGTTTCCAAGCCTCCAGCGCAGGTTGCCGCTGAAAAGGTAGCAGTAAATGCCGCAAAAACAACCGACACAAATGCCGCAAGAAAAAAAGCGGAGAACGCCAAAAAAATTGCTGATGCAAAAGCCGCTGAAAAAGAAGCAAATAGCGCTGTAAAGCCACCCGTTGAAGATGAATTCATAACCGACAAAGATGGCAACCTTTACAAAGTTATGCCTGATGGCTCTGAGGTTCTGGTTCAAAAAGCTGAAAAACCTGTTGAAGATGAATTTTCAACGGATGCAAAAGGCAATATTTACAAAGTAATGCCTGACGGTACTGAGGTTTTGTATCGCGCCGCAGAAGTTAATGAGGACGAAGTTGCTGGATTAAACAATGACCAAGTAAACGCAACAGACCCAAATCAATCTGCTTTTGAACCTGAGTATTTTGAAGACTCGTTGGGTAATATTTACATTTCAACTGCTGATGGTGGTTATGACTTATACCGCGCCGCTGAAGTTGAGGATAATTTTGATTCGGGGTCGTCTGTTGACCAAGAGCAATATTATGCCGATGGCTACGGCAACATTTACGCCCTAAACGACAATGGC